TACCCGCGACGTACTCGGGTGCTTCCAGTCGGTCTTGCGTTGCAGCTCCTGGTAGGCCAGGTCGGCAAGCTGAAGACAAAACATGCCCAAGGTCATCATCATGTTGGTAAATCCTTAAAAGTGGTTGTCGGACAAGCTGGAGCGCGTGCGCGCCGCTTTTTCTCCCGGTCACGCTGTTCCATCGCCAGCATGACGGCGCGGGCAATCGCTTGTTCGTCCATGCCGGCTTGCGTCTGTACGATGATCTGGACGGTGTCGCCCTGGACCACGATGCTGGCGCCGGCGGCACGCGACGCAATGGGCGGGCGCGTATCGAAGGACAGTGCCGGCATGGCGGTTGCACCGATGGCGATCCCGGCGCCGAGCTGGGTCAGCCGCTTGGCAAGACCGCTGACCTGGTTGATCGGCGCATCCTGTCATTCTCGATACCGAGCGCCAGCCCCTCAGTGATAAAGCCGCCGAATCTGCTAAAGACCCGGCTAGGGCTGTGGATCTCCTGCTCCTTCGCAAAGGTCATGCCGACCATGGCCCCCAGCTGCTTGATCTTGTCTTTCAAGAAACCAAAGCCAGACGTAATGCCGTTGACCAGGCCCTGGATGATGTTGGCGCCGAACTCGGTAATGTCCCCGGCAGCTCCACACCGACCAGCTCATGACCCCGGCGAATGCCTTGTAGAACAGGCCCAGCGGCGACCAGTTCATGATTAACGCGCTGACGCCGCCAATACCGCCGTCGAATGCCGCTTTCACATCCGCCACAAGCCGCTGGCAAAGGTCTTGATGGTTTCCCATACGCGATTAAACCGCTCGGTGATGCCGTCCCACAGAATCGCTAAAGAAAGCCTTGAGCGGTTCCCAATTTTTATAGATCAGGAAAGCCAGCACCGCAATGAGGGTAATCAGCAGCACAATCGGATTCGTCAGCAAAGCGCGACCCAGCCACAAGACGTTTTACCGACCGTCATCAAGCCGCCGCTAAGGCCGCGCAAGATAGGCGTCAGCACGCCGCCGGCGACGCCCATCTTGGCGAACAGGAACATGCAACATCGCGTAGGGACCGATCAAGGCGGCCAGGCCCAGCATCAGCGCCCCAGCACCACCAGGATACCGGCAAGGATGCCGAAACCAACAATCATCGCCTTGGCCGTGGCTGGGTTGCGCTCCATGAAACCGTTCAAGCCTTCCAAGGCTTTCGTCACGGTCTCGATGGCGCTGGAATACAGCGGCAGGATTTTTTCGCCCATGGTCAATTGCAAGTTAGCCAGCTTGGCGTGTGCGTCCATTTCCTTGCCGGCGGCCTGTCGCGGGCCAGCGGTTCGAGCTGATCCACATCGTAGGCGCCTTCGTTCAAATTCCGATTCTTGTGGATCTGGGCGCGCTGCAAGTACATGTTCGCCATCAGGTCGCCAGCCTTGCGATTGGTAAACAGGCTGCCGATGGTGTCGAGGATCTTGTCTTTGCCGGTAATGCCGTTCTTCGCCAACTGCGGCAACAAGACCTTTTCCATCCACTCGAATTGGCTTTTCTTGAACAGGTCCGAACCCAGCAGCGCACCGGGGTCCAGCTGCGCCGTCTGTCCCACCTTGTCATGCTTGACCTTGGTGTGATCGCCAATCAGCCCAGCTTGTCCAGGTTCATCGCGGCCCGCTTGCTGGTGCGGCCCTGGTACAAGTTGTTATAGCTCGACATCAAGCCGTTACCGACGCCAAAGCCGCCCAGCTCCTGCACCAGCGGTTCCAGCTCATAGTAAAAGGATTTTTCATCCATGCCCTTGGCCGCAATGCCGCCGGTCTTGATGAGATTCAGCCATTCGGTAGGGCCGACCCGCCCGCCCGTGGCGGAAATGACTTTCTGCACCATGTTGGCCTGTTCGTTGAATTTCTCCGAACTGGCGGTGCCGCCGCGCACCTCGATGACTTTGAGCATGTCCATAAACTTGCGCTCATTCTCGCCGCCGGCTTCTTCGCCATAAAACGCTTTATTCGCAAATTTCATCTTTGCCAGCATGGGCGCCACCATCTGCGCGTGCGGCAGATCGCCGAACACGGACATGCTGTCGCGCACCAGCTCCAGATTTTCGGCGTGGCTGGTGCCGTAGGTCTGCATGTTGCGGGCGTAGTTTTTCGGCGTCGGCGCTGACCTTCGGTCCCAGGCCCAAGGCAGTAATGCGGCCTTTCTCGGTCTGGTAGTGCTTCGCCTCTTTCAAGCCAGTGACCAAGGGTACGCCCACGGCGGCGCCGGCGACAGTCGCGCCGATGCCGGCGGCAGCGACATTGCCGGCGGTGGTGCGCAGCTTGTCGGCGTGTTGGCGGGCGCCTGCAACCTTTTGCTGTTGCGCACCGACTGCCGCCAGCTTCTTCTGCTGGGCCGTCAATTCGGCATTGGTAAAGGCGATGCTGTCTTTCAGCCAGGTCTGTGCGCTGCCCAGCTTGCGCGTATCGATGCCGGCGCCGGACAAACGGGAGCGTAGGATCTGCATTTGTTCGCCTTGCTGCTGGCCGGCCTGTTTTAACGCGCTGGCCGACTTCACGGCGGCGTTAAACTCGCGGGTCATGGCGCGCGTGGGCTGTGCCGTTTGCTGCATCCTCTGCGCCAGGGCGGCGATTTGCTGCTGCGTCTCGCGCAGCTTGCCGGAGCTGGCCTGCAAGCCGGCATTGAGTTCGCGGAAGCGCCCCACATCCTTCTGTTGGGCGTGCAGTTCCTTCAGCCGGTCGTTATTGGCCTTGATGGCGCGGCCCAGGGTGGACGATTCGCCGGTGATCTTCCTGAGCGGGCCGGTCAGCTTGTCCAGCGCCGCAAAGACCACCTGTAACCGCAATTGCTTGTCGCTCATTTAATAAATTCCTAGTCTTCCGCGCCGCTGCGCACCCTGGCGCGTTCGCGCCAGGCCATCAAGTCAGTAATATCCAGCTCATCCATGGCCTGCGGCGGCCAGTGAAACACCACCGCAATATCGGCCATCGGATCTTCTACTCGGTCCGGAAGGCCGCCAGCCGATCCGCTCTCTTCACCAAAAAAATGGCCACCTCCGCGCCGATCTCGGTCAGGTCCGCCGGGTCCATGCCGGCGACTTCGTGCGCGGTCAGGGTCGGCTGCGTGATACGTGGCAAGACGGTCTGCAAGGCGGCCACGCTCAGATTGCCCAAGTCCATCAGCGAGACCCGCGCAGCTCTCCCGACTTCGGGCGGCGGATGGTGATTTCGCTGATGACGTCGTCGCCGCGCTTGATCGGTTCGTCCAGGGTGATCGACTTGGAGATGGCGGTCTTGGAAACGGAAGATGTGTTTTTCATAAAGGCTTTCAAATGATTTTAAGAGTGAAAAAATAAAAGGGGTTGGGGTTGTTCTTGACCTGGCTTACAGGCCGATGGCGCGCCGCAGATCCGCGTTGCGATCTACGCCGCCGATCTTCTCGATACCATTGATAAAATCGAATTCGTAGATTGGCTTGTTATCGATGGTCAGCTTGTAGTAGCTGCAAGTGGTGGTGTATTTCTGATTAGTATCTTCGGCAGATTTGGCATTACCCATATCGATTTCCTTGTGGCGACCACGCACGACGATTTCCACGGTCGAGACGACGCCGCTATCGTCGTCTTCATAGCCGCCGGAGAAACGCAGCTGGGTGGCGTTGTGACTGCGGGCGCCATACTGCAACAAGGCGTCGACCAGGATGCCGCCGGCGGTCCACTCCAGAGAAATGGCCTCATTGCCCAGGTCGACCGATATCGGGCCGGTCATACCGGCAGCGCGGTACTCTTCCATCTTGCGCGAGAGTTTCGGCAAGGTGATTTCCGTGACCTCGCCGAAGTAGGAATTACCGCTATCGAACAGATTGAACAGTTTTAATTTTTAGGCATGCCCATCAGGGAAGCTCCTTTTTCTATAAATGGTTAAGCGTTGACGGCGGCGGCAAAGTCGGCCAGATAGCGGTCGTGATGCGTTGCTGGAACATCAGATTTTCGAGCGGCGGGACCGGCGTGTAGTCGTAATCGATGGTCAGTCGGCCATCCTTCAAACTTTCCTTTTCGTTGAACTGTGGATCGCACCAGGCGCTGCCGCCGATCAGATAGCCGCGTTTGACCAGGTCGCGGAATTTGGCGTTGATGCTCTCGACCAGGTCTTTCGCCAGGGACGGGTGCAAGGGCTTGTCGGCATACGTCAGGTGCGCTTCTGCAATCGTGTCGGCCAGCACCTGGGCGGTGCGCGTGTAGTTCTCAAAATAGAAGAATTCCGGCGTTTCGCAAGTGCGCGAACCCCAGAAGCGGAAACCGCCGCTGTTAATCAAGGTGGTGACTTCCTTGGCGTTCAGGAGCCGGCATCGGTGGCCGGATCTTGCAGATCCCAGAACACATCCGCCGAAATACCGGTCGGGCCATTGACGACCATGTTCGACAGCGTTTTGTGCCAGCCGATCTCTTCGTCCAGTTTGGCGCGCAAGCCCAGGGCATAGGCCACTGCCGAGATACTGGCGTCCGCATTGGTGGCCGTGTCCCAGCTCACGAAATCCGGCCAGATCAGCATCAGTTCGCGCTGTCCAAAATCCTTCCGATACAACACGGCGTCTTCCTTGGTCAAACAACCGTGCGCCGCCGCATAGACAAAGCCGCGCAGCTTCTGGGCGACGCTGACCATGGCGTTCGTGACGGCCTTGGTGTCCAGGCCTGGCGCGCCCAGGATGCGCGGTTTTATCCCGAGCTTGCTTTGCGCCGCCAGCAGCGCTTTGACGCCGGTGTACTTGCCGGCCGCGGTCGTTGTGCCGATCACGTTGGACGTGGTCTCGGCTTCGTCCTTGCCCTCGGCCACGCGCACCACCACCGTAAACGGTTTCGTTTGCAGGCGATGGCGTCCAGGGCGCGGCGCAGCGTCCCCTTGGTGCCGGCTTTGCCGATGGCCGCCGGCACGTTGGTCAGCAGCACCGGGGTGTCGAGTGGGAAGACTGCCGGGTCGGCATCCTCGGCGGTGGCGACCAGGCCGATGACGGCGGTGCTGATGGTGCGGATCGGGCGGGTACCCTCGTTTATTTCGATGACGCGCACGCCATGGTGGTAATCAGTAGGCATATTGGCTCCTGTGAATGAGGTAAATAATTAAACGGTGACTGTGTCGGGTGAGACCGGCCAGGTCAGCGAATGCGGGAAGTTCTCCTGGTCCGGTAGACGGTTCAGGCCGACCCGGTAGACCTTCCATGCGCGCAGCAGCGCGACATCGGCGGCGCTGGCGTCGTCCACGTCGACGCGGTCCTGGTATTTCGTCACTTCGCTATTAGCGCGGCGCAGCTCACGCGCCAGGCGCTCCTGTACCGCCTCCAGCAGCTCGGCATCGGTCGGAAAATAATTCGGCACTTTGGCTGCTCTCCTGGATGCGCACGCGGCGTGGATTGCCCTGCCGTGTGCTTCGACATCGTCGGCGCGTGCCACGAAGGTCGCATAGTTGTCCCAGGCGTCAAATTTCACGGAACACTGAAAGCCGATAGGCAGACGAATCACATCCTTGACGTCGCTAAAGGCAAACGGGTCGACCGGTTCCGGTGCTTTGGCCGGCACGAAGGTTGGCGCCGGTGGTGGATCGATCAGGACGGGCGGCGACAGGTCCGGTAAGTTGAATACCGGGGTCGCCGCTTGTTCTTCGACGTTCTCAACGGCCACATCTGCCGTGGTGGTTCTTTTCTTCGCTGCCATTACGCTACCCTTTGCCATAACACTGCACTTGATTCATTGCCCTCGACGGCGCCCGACCCGTAGTCGTATACCTGGCCGCGTTGTTCCCAGATGCCAGGTAAGCCGCTAGTGCTCTTGTTCTTGATCAATTCATAGTTACCGACCCCGCCACGTCCCAGCCCTTGACCGGACAACTGATTCGCATACGACGCATTCACGGCAGAGCCGACCGCCATTGATGCGCGGTGATAGATAGAAAACTCGCTGTGATTGGCCTCAATACCCAGAACGTAATAGGGTTGGGCGCCGGGATTTTCTGCAAAGCGCAACGGGAAGCCGCTCCAGGTGCGCGCATTGCCGACGCTGAGATTGCCGACGACGGACAGACGCGCTGTGGTTGGCCCATCACTACCCCATACGTAAAGGGTCTGGCCGCCGGGGTCGGACCACTGGAGCCGCATATAACTGTTGCCGTTGCTGATGTTCTCGGCGTTCTGTGCACCGCTGGCATTGGTGGCGTTTTTGACGCTGAGTTCAGCCGGATTGAAGACGCAGATATCGCCTGGGCTGCTGCCGCCCAGTAGCCACGGCGGCTGACCAGGTTGGCCCACCCAGCGCATGCGCATGGTCCGGTCGCCAAACACAAAATAGCCCTGGTCGGTGACGTCGACGGTGGCTTTCAGACCGTCGCCTGCCGCCCAGCCAATTTTGACCAGGTTAGTGAGCTGACCGACGCCGGTGCCTTGCTGGACTGGCGTAAAGCTGAGCCGATCCTGCTTTGAGCCGGGATCGAACGTCACCGAGTCCCACAGCAACTTCCAGTCACTGCCTTTAAATGGTTGCGCGGCTCCCAGGTAGCCGGATCGTTGCCAGGTACGGTGCTTAATCGATGCTTCTGTATAGACCTGATGCACGAACTGGCCGCCGTTCTCGGTGGTCAGGGTGCCGTAGCCATCGGCGCCCATCGGCAATCTGGTGACGGCGATGACGCCCCGATCATTGGCGACCGATACGTCGCGTACGCCGGTGTCTAGCAGGGTGTCGCAGTCGGTGTCGCTATGGTATAGGCTGGTAGCTTGTGGAAATACCGACTATCGCCGCGCTCAGGGGTGAGATATTGGATATGCGGATCGGCTTCGTGCTTGTGATCGGCAATCGTCTGGGCCATGACCGGCGCCAGGCCCTCGGGCGTGACGGCGCGGGTGCCATCCTTACCGGCGATGGTTTCGGCAATGGTCGCCAGTTCGACCACGCCCTGGCGGTCCACGGTGGCGGGCGGGTTCGTGAAATTGGCGTCGCCAAACGTCAGCGCTGCGGCCTTGACGGTGGTGAACACGGTATCGACGGCCAGCAGCAGCATCGACTGCGTGGACTTTTGCAAGATCGGTTCCGGCTGGCTATAGACGCCCAGCAGGACGCCATTGGAGAGCCAGTAGCCGATGCCGCGCACCGCGTAGGTATCGGTGCCATCGTCGCGGATGGTGACGTGTATGGTATCGGGTGCGACGACTTCGCCGGAAATGCTCTTCAGACGCTTGATCTCGCCGGGCAAGGTGGTCGTGTCCTCAGTGGCCGTGAAGACTGCAGCAGTAATGCCGATCTCCGCGATCTTCAGCGGCGCCGTGCCGTTATGTTCGGCGTTGACCAGGGCGGCGCGGCCAGCCTTGGTGATGATGATTTGGAATCCAGGCATAGGGTTAGGGTTCAGTCAGATTTAAACGGGCGTAGATGACAGGGCGAGCAGTCGCGGCCACGGCAATCGCGGCTTGCGTCTCGATGCCCTGAGTAAACGTAAAGTGGCTCCTGATGGATTTGGTGCGGTTCACCTCGGCGATCACATCGTCGACAAATTCAGCCGTCGCGGACTGGCCGCCGGCGCCAGATAGCGTCATGACCAGGTCGAAGGTGTACGGTTCGCCCATCGGCGTTTTCTGCCACCACTCGCGCAGCAGGATGGAGCCGCCAAAGGCTGCGACCACATCCTTGACCGCCTTGGCGGTTCCCTTCTGGCGGTGGATCTTCATGGCGTTGCGCACGCGGGCGCGCCGGACCTCTTCCGTCCAGTAAGGTTTCCAGCTATCGACCGACCGGTGCCAGGCTAACCAGGGCAGCAGATTGATATCGATGGTGTCCGGGTTGTGCAACGTCCGAAGCGGGATCGGCACATCGGAATTACGCGCCGTGACGGCTTCCAGCGCCCGCTCCATCGGCGTCGAATTCGGCGGCAGCAGGGATTTGAATTTCTTGCTCATGCTTTGCCCCAGATGCCGGCATATTCGATTTGCATGTCATCGCAGTAATACGCCACCAGCTTGGAAATTTCTGGATCTGCGGTCGGCGATACCAAGATGACGCGCTCGACGCCTGCAACATGCACCGCCGCATCGATGCCGGAATGAGTCGGTACGCGGCCCAGCTGGTGCGCCTCCTTGGCGTACTGCTGCATGCGCTTGTTCGCCTCGATCAGCACAACGGTCGGATCTGGACCGGAGAAGCTGTACAGCTTGGCGTGCACCTGGTAACGGATCACTTGCGCGCCGCGCACCAGGACGTAATCGGTCAAGGGACGAATGCCGTCCTGCGCCAGATGAGCGGCAACGATGTCCAGCAGTTCCTGCGAGGGCGTGCCGTCTCCCTCATGCGACAGGACCGTGACGACCACATGACCAGGCGACGGGCTGGTGGCTGTCGCGTTGCGCACGCGACCGTCCGCGCTCAGAGCGTGGAACACATACGCGCCTTCCGGCCCGGCCACGGACATGCCCTGCGGCGCCAACTGGATGCGGCGACGGTAGTCTTCGTCCGCTTCCATGACGGCAGCAGTTCCCTTGTCAGGATCTGCCGGCCATATCTGCAAGCGTGGTACGTCCATATTGGCGCCGATGTGATCCAGGTCGGTCTTGACGGCATAGGCCAGCATCAGCGCGCGGGCGGCTTCGTTGATGCGCTGGCGCAGCTTCAGTTCACGATAGGCATTCAATTGCACCACCTTGATGGCGGGATCGGATTCCGTGAGTTCGTCCAGATTGACGCCTTGCGCCTCCAGGTCGGCCAGGTTCTGGGCCAGGATAGTCTCAAAATCTAACGGCTCGACGACATTGGGCGCCGGCAGTTGCGACAGATCGATAGCGGCGCTCATCGGGTGGCTCCAGAACCGACAGGCACATCCAGCTGGACGCTCTGCTCATTGGTGACGCCGTCCAGGATCAACGTGGCCTGTCCATCAGCGCCGCGTTGCAGTTGCACGCCGGTCAAGGCAATGCGGCGCTCCCAGCGCAGGACAGCGTAGGCGGTTAGCGGCATAGATGCGCAAGACCGTTGCGCCGTTCAGCGGCTGGTCGATCAGCTCCGGTACTTCGGAACCATAGTCGCGGCGCATGACGCGGGAACCGACGGGCGTGGTGATGATGTCGGCCAGTGACTGGCGGATGTGGGCCAGGCGCGACATGGCGCGGCCGGTGCGGGCGTTCATCATTTCGGACCACCTGATTCATCGTCGCCCTTTTTGACGCCGCCGTGCGGGTGTTTTAGCAGGCTGATGGTGTCGGCGATCACGTCGACCGTGGCGCGCATGATCCCCTGGATGACTGCCGCCGGGCCGCCTTCCTTGCCGGCTTGGACGTTCATCCCAGCATTCAAGGATGTCACGCCGTTGACAGTCAGGTTCTGATTGACGACCAGATTTTTTTGCACCAGCAGGTTACCGGTGCATTCCGTATCCTCTGCATTCGAGGTGACTTTGCCAGGCGCCAGGGTGACGCTGGTGCCGTCCGCGAGCGTAGCCGTCAAGGTGTGCGCGTTGCTGTCGTACTGGACGACCGTCCCATCCTTATAGCGTGTCGTGTTGTGTGCCGGGTTAGTGGACGGCGATTTGTATTTATCGGAATAGATCGCAGGCAGGATTGCGGCGTTGGTGAAATCCCCTCGGGCGACAACACAATGACCTGTTCGCCTTTGGATGGCGGAAACCAGGTCTGTGCGTCGCCAGCTCGAAAAGTGATCCAGGGGCGCCATGTGGTGACGTTCTCGCCGACCTTGACGCGCACGCGCTGGGTGTCGTGATTGATGTCGGCAATGGTGCCGAATCGAATCAGATTCAGGATTAAACGCAGCAGGTCGGAGTAGTCAGCAGTCATGCATTGCATGTTGCCGGGTTGCTCGATTGGGCGCACCTGGTAGCGGGTTGATATGCGGGATACCAACTGCTGGCGGGTGTTTTGTTGCGAGGTGGCGTACTACAGTGCCGGTCTGGAAAAAGAACGCGGCGACGTGAACAATGCGCGAACATTGAACACGTCACCGTACCGGCAGAATGAGGCTGCAAGCAAGGCCAAGGCCGCGCCACCTGTACAGGTAGGCCGAAGGCTATCACATTCGCGCAGGTATACCAAAATGCAAGACATTCGTTGTGGAAATTGTTCCCGAAAATTAGGAGAGGGTGAATACATCGCCCTCTCTATCAAGTGCCCGCGATGCGGCACATTGAACCACCTGAGAGCCACGCGCCCCGCACCAGCATGCCGTCGAGCATCTGACAATGGAGCAGTACGTGCAAGCAAGTCCGATTATTCCCTGGATGGGTGGCAAGCGCCGCCTGGCCGATAAGCTCATCCCACTATTTCCGCAGCATGAATGCTATGTCGAGGTGTTCTGCGGCGGCGCTGCGCTGTATTTTCTGCGACCAGTACCGGCACGCGTCGAGGTAATCAACGATATCAACGGCGAGCTGGTCAACCTGTACCGGGTTGTGCAGCATCACATGGAGGAATTCACGCGGCAGTTCGAGTGGGGATTCAGTAGCCGGCAGCAGTTCAAATGGCAACAGGATGCACGACCGGAAACCTTGACCGACATTCAACGCGCCGCCCGATTCTACTATCTGCAACAGCACGCATTCAGCGGTAAGGTAGTTGGGCAGCACTTCGGCACGGCCACTACTACACCGTCGCCCGATCTAAGCCGAATTGAAGAAAACCTGCGCACTGCTCGTCTGCGAATGGCTGGCACGTTTGTAGAAAATCTGCCTTGGCTGGAATGCATGAAACGCTACGACCGGGAGCACACTTTTTTTTACCTTGACCCGCCATATTGGCAGACGCCTGGTTATGGCGTGGAATTTGGGATGGAAGAATACGAACAGATGGCAGAATTTATGCGAACCTGCAAAGGCAAGGTCATGGTCAGCATCAACGATCACCCTGATATTCGACAAGCATTCTGCGGTTTTACCATGATGGGCCTCGATATCAAATATGGCATTGGCAACGTACATGGCCAGCCAGGCGGCAGTAAGGAACTGGTCATTACAAATTGGGATGCTGACGTGATGACGCAGCTTTTCTAGAGGATTTTGAAAGTATGAAAAATGCTAATATTGGTTCAATCAGTAATCCAACTGGACATTATGAAAACTACCTATCGAATTTCAGAAAAAGAGTATATGCAGGCAATCAATTTAGCTTCGAAGTCCTCCCCGCGCCAAATAGGTCTGATTTTCATGATGGTGCTAGCGGCGACGGCAGTACTGTCTTTTCTAGGGACCGGGACGGGGCTAGATATTACGTTCAATTGTCTATTGATTTTGACTATATTCGGAGTAGTCATTTTTATTTATATTCCACACGTTGCTCGGAAAGGTTACCGGCAAAACAAAGACATACAGGGAACATTAACCATCGAGCTTCTTGACAATGGCGTAGAATTTCTTCACCGAATACCGTTGCACGCGTCCCATGGGACCATATTGTGAAGTGGCGTCAAAAGGGCGACTGGATTTTATATATCGTACCTCCAGAGCTTTTCATATGTTGCCAAAATCGGTCGCAACTAACGGTTTCGACCTACCTCTGTTGATCGGTCGGTTAACCCAGCATGTAGGCGACCCTGTTTAGTTTTCAAAATCCGTCAAGATGGCGCAACAGCGATTCACGAATTAGCGCTTGATCCGCTGCGCTGAAACCAAGTAAAGGCCGGGCCGGATAGTGATATTCCGGCCCTTTTTTTGCGACCTTGTCTGTCAATCCCTCCTGGTGCACGCGGGCGATCCGCGCCACACGCCCAAAGAAGCCGACCGACAGCTGGTTTTCGTCCTGCTCGATCTTCAGATTTTTTTGCGTGCGGATCTTCTCAAACATGGCGGCCTTCTGCCGTTTGATTCTCCCTTTCTTGCCCCGTAGATTCTTGCGCTGCTTGCGCGCCGCATAGGGTGCGCCGTCCGGCGCCTGCTGGCTGGCGATGCGTTGCGCCTGGCTGCGGCGCAGATCCTGGGCAATCCTGCGCGTAACGACGCGGCGCTGACCAGGCTGGAGCTGGGCCAGCAGCGCGCCTGCCCAGGCTTCCAGGGCGTGCAGATCGTCATTCATTCGGGATTGGCCGGCGTCTGCCATTCGGCCAGCAGCGCGTCGCCTGCATAGGCCTGCCAGAATTCGGCGGTGTATGCTGGGGTGGGTTGAGGTTCTGCCAGGTGCAGTACTTCCAGGCGGCCGGCGCCGGCTGGTTTGACTATCACCCGCTCGGTCAGCGCCAGCGTGATCGCCAAGTCTACCGACGTGTGGTTGTTGTAATCCACATCAAAGCCGATGCCGGTCTTGCGCAGCTCGGCATTGTCCAGCAGGTCGCGCTGGTGCACCTGGACCCAGGCTAGCAACGGAATCATGATGGCATCCTCGCTGCCGCTGTAGTCGGTGATGATGATGTTGAGCTTATAGCGATACTCAAACGACAGGGAAGCGGTGCCGGTCGCCACCGTGTTGCCACCCTCCGCAAAGATCAATAGTTTATCTGGGTTCTGCTGTAATTCAGCGCTGGCGGCCGTCAGATGCGTCCTAAGGCTATTTGGCTTGTACACGGTCGGCATCCTCCTGGTAATCGACAACAGCGTCTACCTTGGCCGCACAAACGCCCCATGCCGCCTCTGCGCGCTCCAGCGCCAGATTCATGGCGCCATTAGTCCTGGGCGCCGCCGCCGGCAACTGACAGCGCGTGATCGCTGGGCAAGCGTTGACTGTAAGCGTCGGCGCCGGTGGCGGCCGGATGCTCCCGCAGGCGGGCAACAGCGTCAGGCAAAGGAGTATCGGCCCAGTTGCGTACTTGTGGATCGTCATGTCGAAGTCTTTCAATCAAGTTTTCTCGTTCGGTGAGGGTGGCCGCGATATTGTCGCGGGCGGCTTGCAGCTTGGCGGCGACCTTCTTGTCCCTGACCGCCGCATCGGTCAAGGTCTTGATGGTGCCGTCGCGGTCGCGTGTGATCTGTTCGGCTGCTTCGGCGCGTTCCTTGGCAGCGGTCAGGCTATCGCGCTGGACGTAAATCACCAGGCACAGCGCGCCAATTCCCAAGAGGGAAATCAGGCTCTTGGCGATCAATTCCATAGGCCGATCCGAGTGCCGCGGCTGTCGATGGTCAGCACCTGGCGGCGCGGTGTCTTGCCCTCGACGGCAATGCCCAGGTGTACCCACACGGCGCCGCCGACCCGCTCATAGATCAGCTGGTCGAATTGCAGATAGGATTTCTCTAGTGCCTGGCAGATCTCCATCGGTGTGCCGAACGCCGGCGCCGTAAAGTCGCACGCCAGGCCTTCCAGGTGCGCGCTGTTGCCGGCGCCGCCGACTGCCCGGTTCAGGGACTGGCAGCGGTAGCCGCTGGAAATGACCATCGCCGCGCCTCCCAGCTCCAGGCGTACCAGCTCGTTAAACTTTGCCAGGCGCCGCAGATTGGCAACGATGGCCGGTGCCGGCGTGTTGTCGATGGAAAGGGACCGGGCCTTGTCGCTGCGCGTGAATTCTTGCAAGGTGAAATGTTCGGTCAATGGTGTGGCTGTTGTCATTCGATACCCCTGATGATGTTGGCGACGTTGCCCTGGGCGCGATGCACCAGGTAACACAAAGTTAAAGCGATGCCGGCCTCCCCGAAGGAGGCGCGGCCATGGTCGAGCAGGATTTCCAGGGCGCTGGTGCCGGTGGCAACAATCAACAACCAGGCCACCAGGGAGATATGCAAGCGGTGATTTGCCAGGCCGCGCCGGTAGCACAAGAGGCGCACGCAGGTACTGGCGTAGGACAGCAGCGCCAGCAAGGTCAGCGCTTTAGTCATGGCCGCCTCCCTTGCGCAGCCAGGCTGGCAGCTCGATGGTTTTAATCAGGTCGATACCGTGCAACGTCAAGGCGATGGCGGCCGCTGACGCGAAGAATGCGGCCACGCCCGATTGCTTCAATGGCGTATTGCTGATGACCTCGGGCGCGGCCAGGTAGCCAATCGCCAGGGAAATGACCATATAGGCCAAGCGTTGCAGGACCGGCAGGTTCTTGCTGGAGATCGCCACCAGCGTGGCGCCGGCGAAAGCGCCAATCAGCGCATTGCCGTCAATGCCAGGGAACAGCGTTGACAGGCCGATGCCGGCGGCGCTGGTGACGACCAGGGAGGTGGTGCTGGGTTCTGCCATAGGTAAATGCTCCGTTTTCAATCCCAGAGGTTGACGACCTGGGCGGTTTTAGTAGGGGTTGCGGTAGGTTCTGGCAGGTTGACCAGGAGGCCGTGCGGCAGGATCGGCCCGTAGTCAGCCAGGCCGGGATTGAGTTCTAGCGCCGCCTCGACCACGTTGGCCGTGGCGCCCAGGTGGCGCCAGCACAGTGCGTCCAGCGTGTCATGCTGTTGGGCGTGCACCTGCATCAGATCAGATCGACCGTCATGTGGGACCGGCCAATGATGTTGGTAATGGCCCAATGCGCATTACGGCGCTGGTCGGAAGGCGCCGTATCCAGGACGTCCATGGTCTTCTTGTCGTTCAGCGATGAGGCGGTGCTGTCGAAATCGCGGTAACGCTCGGTGAGATCGGCCTTGGCCCAGCAGTAGACGGCACGGCGATAGTGGGAAACATTGACGCTTTCACGGTCAACACGGTCCGCCGGCACTGCCGGTAGTGAGGCATAGCCGGCGGCAATCTGTTCCAGCTTCCAGTCGCGCAGCTCTTTATTGACGTGGAGAATGGCCGCGACGACCGCTTGCCGCAGCCGCACTTCGGTGACGGTGCCGTCCAGCCGCTCCGCGTCGCGCATCTGCGATAGCTGGATATCCACATACCAGCCGTCGTTTTCAACAACGGCGGCGACCGGTGCTGGCGGACTGGAAGGGGGCGAAGGTTCAAAGGCAATAAAGCTCATGCGGATTTCTCATTAAATCGGCGGTGGGCGGGCGTCAGAATGACATCGCAATGATTCAATCATCGACCCGCGCCGCCGTGCGCCAGGGGTGCTCGTTTAGTCCGGTACGACTTTTAATATGCGCGTGCGCAGGCGGTCCATGACCTGCTTGACGCCCACGCCAGGGAACAAGGCCAGGGCGCGCTCCATCAATTTATGGGCGGCTTCCGCCTGCGGCTGCTGGGACGCGGTCAGCAATTCGTTGCCGGCCTGGTCCAGGACGGCGACCATCGCATAGGCGGCTGCCTTGAACAACTTGGCCCGCGCCTGGTCCGGCGCGTCGCAGTGTTCCGTCAGCTGCTGGACTTGCGCCAGGATCTCGACGGCTGCGCCGGATCGTCAGCCAGCTTGCCGTGCGAATACGCCATGGAAAATTCGTCTCCAGCAGCATCGTCGGGATGTCGCGGTTGAACTGGTCCGGCAAGGTCAGCTTGTGGGCGACCGCATAGCGCGCCATTTCCACGGCCCGCGCATACTCGCCGCAGTCGATATGCCACACCAGGAGCGCGGCAAAGACATCGTCCTGGCCGCCTTGCCCTTCGCCAGCACTGCGTCAATCCAGTCCTGATACTCGGGCAGCAAGGTGGCCTTGACCTCGATCTTGCGCGCCACCGACTGGATGCTGCCCAGGCTGCGGCGGTCGTTCGCCAGCTTGTACAGCATCATTTCGTAGGCGCTGCCGTGGGTGACGCCGCCGGGGGCGGCTGCTTCGGCGGCACGCTCGGCCAGGACGCGCGCCTTGTGGCGCTGGGCGGGAGAGGCGTTTTCCATGTCAGGCCGCCAGGACGATGTTTTCCAGCACGGCGCCCAAGCCCAGATCCTCGACCACATAGGCATCGTTGGACGATTCGTAGTTTTCGATGCGGTCGCGCTCTGGTTTCTCGACCACCCGGCGCCGGCGTGCCGACTCTTGCCAGTAGATCGACAGGTTGTCGAGGCGGGTAGTAAAGATCGTGTTATCCGGGAAGAACGGCACGGCGATGGCCGGCAGGCCGCCAATTCTCTTCTGGCTGATGACGATATCCGCCGCCAGTGTCTCGGTCGGCGCCTGCTTGGTGTTCACCAGGGGGAAATACTTGTCGTGCATCAGGTTGCGGCTGACGATCACCACCAGGCCGGTATCTTTCTGATACCAGGGATCGAGCAGATTGATGGCGTCATACACCGCCGCGTCCAGATTCGCATAATCGCCGCCGGCGCCGATAACGAGCTTGCCGGAATCCTTCTTACCTTCGTGCATGACGCGCTGCGGCGCCTGTTCGCGGTAGTGTTGCAGCCAGCCCTTGTTGACGTCCTGGAGCATCGGATTTTTGTCGATATCCGTATCGGCCGCCACGGTGCGGCCATGGAAACCGATCATCATGCGATCCAGCGCCTGGCGCTGCAAAATGGCGTTGGCAAGGCGCTGCTGGAAATCAGGGAACTTGGCCCAGGCATCCAAGGTTTGATATTTCACGTGCGTATCGAAGTTCGTTTTTTCGCAGCGATAACCCTTGCCGTCCAGGGCAGTCAGGTCGCGGGTCTTGCGGTCGCCCTTATCGGTGTTGGTGCGGCTGGCGGTCGGGCCGGAAATGCCCAGGCCGACCTTTTCGCCTTCTTGTTCGGATACGCCGATGATATTGATGCTCTTCAAAAATTCGCTGGATTCCTGGATCTTGGTTTCCAGCTTTTGCTGCACTGTTGGCGCCACGCCGAAAGTGCTAGCGACGTTGCTGGTGTCGTTCAACTGCGCCAGGCGGGCGGTGTATTGTCAAAGGCGACGCGGGTAATTTTCTTCATGCGGGTGACTCCTGAATGTAGGGGCTGTGTTCGTGTTAGGGCGTGTGGCTGGCGCTGATTAGCAGTCGGTTTCGATTAAGCCGTCGCCGCCGGTGGCGGCAGGCCGGTGGGAGCCGTTCGCGTCGGTCGATTCGACCTTTTGGCGGAATGCCGCGAATTCTTCATTCGTCTTTTGCAATGCCGCTTCCAGCGTATCGACACGTTTCTTTTCTTCCGTGAATTCATCCGCGCTCAGATTCGCATGCGTTGCCAGGGTCTCGACGGCGCCGACCAGCTCGCCGAAGCGGGCATCGTCGCTGGCGGTCTTGTTAGTAAAGCGGTTCAACAGATTTTGAGGGTGTCGGACAATTTGATTCCTTCGGTTTCAGGTTGGGGGGCATCCTCGAATTCCAGCGCGGTTTCGACCGATGCGGTAAACAGGTTGTCGGGGTCTTGCTTGCGGTTGGCGTAGGGATTGCTGGCGGGGTTCTGGGCGGCAAGCAACAGCACTTCGGTGCCAAGGCTGGCGGGGCTGTCGGTGACGGCCAGGCCCACCAGGTAGGCTTCGCCGGTATCGGCAAACTTCGGATTGATTTCTATGCTGGTATAGATTTTTTGGCGCGCCTTGTTCATGGCGATCAGTTCCGGCGTGGGAGAAATCTGCGCGTACAACGCCAGTTTCTTAACGCCGCCCAGCTCGACTTCCTCGGCTTTCACTGCCGTCACATCGCCATAGGCCTTAAAGGCGCCATCGGCCCAGGTGCTGCGCAGGTGTTCGACCCAGATGCGGGCGCCATACACCTGCGGGTCAAAATTCGCGGCCATCTGTGCAATGAATGCGCGGTCAATGACGCGGCCATCGGTGGTGGCGCCTTCGACGGCGACGCGGAAGAATTTCGATTTTGTGGGTGCTGTGCTGGTCGTCTTTGCCATGGTGTCGGTATTTGGGAAGTTCGAATACCGCCATGGTCGGCGTTGCTGCGCGTGGAAACAATCGGCAGCGGGTTGATAACAGTCTTAGCGACTTTCCGACAGGGGCTTTTACAAGCGTTGGCCTCTACGCTGGCGGCATGTTAATCAAACCAGTCCAATCCAAACCAGCCAAACGCAGCGCCACGCGCGCGCCAGGCACGCTTGCAAAGCTGGCCGCCGTTGCCAATGATCCCGCCGCCATGCGCGACGCCGCCCGCAGCCTGTACTGGCAAGGTTGGCGCATCTCCACGATTGCCAAGCATCTAAAGATCAAACGCAGCACCGTCGCCAGCTGGAAAGAGCGCGACAAGTGGCACTTGTCGACGGCAATCGATCGTATGGAATCGACCATCGAAGCGCGCATGGTGCAGCTGATCGACAAGGAAGTAAAAAGCGGCAGCGATTTCAAGGAAATCGATCTACTCACGCGCTCCCTGGTGCAGATGTCACGCAAGCGCCGCTATGACGGCGGCGGCAATGAAGCGGATCTCAATCCGAACCTGGACAAGCGCAACGCCGGCCCGAAGAAGAAGCCGACGCGCAACGACTTCAGCACTGAGCAGAAAGACCAGTTGCTGGAGGCGTTCCGCGATTCGCTGTTCGATTACCAGAAGGTCTGGTATCGCAACGGCCACGAGCGCACGCGCATGATCTTGAAGTCGCGCCAGATCGGCGCGACCTGGTATTTCGCCCGCGAGGCGCTGGCCGACGCCATGGAAACCGGCCGCAACCAGATCTTCCTGTCGGCGTCGAAAGCGCAGGCGCACGTTTTTAAGCAATACATCGTCCAGTTCGCCCAGGACGCCGCCGGCATCAGCCTGTCCGGCGACCCGATCATCTTGCCGAACGGTGCGCACCTGTATTTCCTGGGGACCAATTCGCGCACCGCCCAGGGCTACCACGGCAATTTCTACTTTGACGAATTCTTCTGGACCCACAATTTCCAGGAGCTGAACAAGGTGGCGTCCGGTATGGCGCTGCATGAGAAATGGCGCAAGACCTATTTTTCGACGCCATCATCGACCACGCACCAGGCGTATCCGTTCTGGACCGGCGAGCTGTTCAACAAGGGCAGATCCAAAGCCGACCAGTACAAGATCGATGTCAGCCACGCCAAGCTGATGAACGGCTTTACCGGGCAGGACCAGATCTGGCGCCAGATCGTCACCATCCTGGACGCCGAGCGCGGCGGCTGCAACCTGTTCAACATCGACCGCCTGCGCAATTTCGAGTACAGCCCGGACCAGTTTGAAAACCTCTTGATGTGTAATTTTATCGATGACACCGCATCGATATTTCCACTCGCCGAGCTTCAACGCTGCATGGTCGATTCCTGGGAAGCGTGGGAAGACGTTAAACCGTTTGCGGCGCGCCCGTTCGGCTACCGCTCGGTCTGGATCGGTTACGACCCGTCGCTGACCGGTGACAGCGCCGGCTGCGTGGTGCTGGCGCCGCCGCTGGTTGCCGGCGGCAAGTTCCGCGTCCTGGAGCGCCACCAATGGCGCGGCATGGATTTCGCCGCCCAGGCCGAAGCCATCCGACAAATGACGCTGCGTTACCAGGTCGACTACATCGGCATCGACACCACTGGCATGGGCATCGGCGTATTCCCCATCGTTAAAACAGTTCTTCCCACATGCGACCGCGATCAACTATTCGCCCGAGGTCAAGACCCGCATGGTCTTGAAGGCCAAGGACGTCATCAGCAAGGGCCGCTTTGAATTCGACGCCGGCGCCACCGACCTGGCGCAAGCGTTCATGGCGATCCGTAAAACCATTACCGCCAGCGGGCGCCAGGTCACGTATGACGCCGGCCGCACCGACGAAACCGGCCACGCCGACCTGGCCTGGGCCTGTATGCATGCGCTCGACCACGAGCCAATCGAAGGCGTATCGAAAGCCACCACCTCATTTATGGAGATTTTTACCTCATGAAGAAACAACGATTCAAAACGTATCCAACAACCCGCGCCGGCGCCGTCCGAGCAGGTGGCGCCGGCGTCATCCGTGGAGGCGTTCGCTTTCGGCGACCCGACGCCAGTGCTGGACCATGCCGACATCATGGAAAGCCTGGAGTGCTGGCTCAATGGCCGCTGGTACGAGCCGCCGGTCAGCTGGCAAGGCCTGGCGAAGTCGTTTAACTCCAGCGTCCACCACAGCAGCGCCATCCACTTCAAGGCCAACATCCTGACGTCGACCTTTGTGCCGCACAAATGCCTGTCGCGGGATGCCTTCAAGCGGTTCACGCTGGATTTCCTGACCTTCGGCAATGCCTACCTTGAGAAGCGCGCCAGCCGCACTGGGCAGATCCTCCAGTTGAAGCACTCCCTCGCCAAGTACATGCGGCGCGGCGTGGATCTCGACAGCTATTTCTTTGTGTCCGGCTGGCAGCAAGAACATGAGTTTGCCAAGGGCGCCGTGTTCCACCTGATGGACCCGGATGTGAACCAGGAGGTCTACGGCCTGCCGCAATACCTATCCGCCTTGCAGTCGGCCTGGCTCAACGAATCGGCCACGCTGTTCCGCCGCAAGTATTACAAGAACGGCTCTCACGCCGGCTTCATCCTGTACATGACCGACGCGGCCCAGGACATCAAGGACGTGGACAAGCTGCGCAATGCGCTGAAGGACAGCAAGGGACCGGGCAATTTCCGCAACGTCTTCATGTACGCACCTGGCGGCAAGAAAGACGGCATCCAGATCTTGCCGGTGTCCGAGGTCGCGGCCAAGGACGAATTTTTTAGCATCAAGGGCGTGACCCGCGACGACCTGCTAGCGGCGCACCGCGTGCCGCCGCAGCTGATGGGGATCATGCCGAGCAACGCCGGCGGCTTCGGCGCCGTCGAGCCAGCGGCCAAGGTGTTCGCCCGTAACGAGCTGGTGCCGCTGCAATCGCATTTTTTAATGATGAACGAATGGCTGGGAGAAGAGATAGTGAAATTTAACGACTACACATTAGAGAACATGGAAGGGAAGGAAGCATGAGCGACGTAGCAGACCGCGCCGAGTGGCGCATTGCAAAGGACATCGAAGCAGCCATGGCGCATGCGCGCCGCACGCCCCAGCTGGAGGCGGACGGGCATTGCCATTACTGTGATGATGATGTCGCCCATGGGGCGCTGTTTTGCAATACGGATTGCCGGGACGACTACCAGAAGGAACAGGAGGCGTTCAGACGCGCCGGACGCTAACGGTATACCTGCCCCGCCGCCATGTCGTAATGGCGGCGCCTGCATCGATCTGAGCCGCCCCGTGCGGCTTTTTTATTGTCCTGACAATGCCGTCTTGTCATGAAAAAGACGCCGGCAGCGGCCTCTAATTCGCAGTCCCCCCCACGCCTGCCGGCTTCGTTAAATGCACTGCTTTTAACGCACTTCGCAAAAAAACGCCAAGCCCCAAGCAATGCGGGGTTCACGGGGAAATTGGGCGCGTTTACGTGACGCAGAATGACGCATTTTTGGAGTGAACCCCTGCGACTGGACCAGGGGAATTAAAATTCAAGTCGCCTGTAGTGCGTATTCCGCCTCGAATTGGTTGGGTGACATGTAGGCAACCGCCGAGCGCATATGCATGGCATTGTAAATTTCTTCAATAAAGCGTGGCAGACATGCATATTATGTGCTCTTGACTGCCGCCCATACCGTCTGAACTATAACGCGACAATTGAGTAAAGAAAGAGCAGAAAAAAACCAATCATCAGTAATTCAAAAAAACGCTGAATATTGGTACTGCGCCGTACCGTGCCATCTCGAATCCCTTTGAGAATCTGTGGAAGAGTCATTTTCAAAGATATTTTAGGCCCAAGTAATATTGCTATTAAGGCAGATATGCATGCCAGCGAAAGATAAACGGAACGGGTTTCATGATTTTTCACCGCGAATAAAAAGGCAACAGTGAAGAACATTAAGCCAAGGACATTAAGGCTTCGCGATCTGACAAATTTCAATATTGTGTAAAGCATTAGAAAGTCCTCGTTTGCTAGATACATAGAAAATGGGATGATCCATGCCGAAAAATTAAAACTATCAGAGAGACTGATAGTTTTAATTTGATTTCATTTAGCGCCGATTGAAATTATTCAGAATAATCCACCAGTTTTTGCAGCTAGTGACAATGGGCGCAAGAACATACTTGTGCTCAAGGATTCGGATCACAATTGGCATTCGTATGAACGCCGCTGGTGATCTTAAAATTAGGATCGATGCAAATATGGCCGCCATGCATATATGAGTTGTACGCGCCAGAAACACCATAGTCCCCACTGTAATTTCCAGTGACATCGCCTCGGGCGCCTATACTTCCGCCCAGAAGATTGTCCAAGCCTTGTTCATATTGTCCTCTTTGAATATTCGATGCGGCAGCGTTGATATTCTGAATCATTCCGTAAATCGTACCACCAATCGCATCGCCCAAGTCTGGTGCATAGTTGGTGATGAGGTAGTTAATTCCCGTACCAACTTCGTAGCCCGCGCCAAAAGCCGGGAGCAAGCGGCTTCCAGAAAAAATCGCGGTCTCTGCGATAGCAGATCTGGCTGTCAGGCTGCCGATCGGTGCCGTGCGATATTCAAGATATATTTCGTAAATAGTCATGTCTATGGTTGGTGCCGCAAAAATCGTGACCTTTCCACTGCTGGGAGTAACGGCACTCCGCTTCGCTTTTTCTTCAAAAGCTACTTGAACTTCGGAAGTGGCATGCGTGCTTACTGCGATTGAAACCGGTATATAGCCGAATGCGCCGGCCACACGCGCCAACCGCTTTCCATCTAACTTCTTTGCTAGGCTATCTAGCGCGTTCGCGTGCCGCCCACCTAGTGCCGCGTTATAGGCTGATGCTAAATCGTGCAGTTCGCGATCGCTTAAATTATCGATTACTCGTGTGTGTGCGCGCTATTTCCTTGTGCAAAATTCTCTTCAATTACAGCCGTAAAATTCGAATGGATGATCGCTGCGACATCTTGCTTAGATTGCCCCGGATGAATGGCGTAATTTGCGTGAAATGCCGATGGCTTGGAGCTTGAAACCTCGATTCCTGCAGTGTTTACTTGAGCTTGAGCGGCGCCCACCAGAGATGCTGAGAGTACTAACGCGGTAATAAGTGCTTCAGTTCGACATATAAATTGCAACATATAGATCCTTTTTGGGGAGTGTGCATAAGGGAGTTTTACAAACGTATCCCAACGAATACAGACTGGTCAGTCTATAAGTGAAGAGTAACTGGAATTCCAATGTTTCTAAAATGAAATATTCATATATGGAAATACTTTAAAGTTCGAAGTTCAAATTGGAGACTGATATAAAAGCAACCACACATGCAAAAATGTATTGCTACGAATTCGCAATGGAAAATAGAAATAGCGAGGATTGACGCGGGATTTTTGCAAAAACTCGATAAGTGTTTATACTGTACGTGCATACAGTAGTTTGCACTTGGAGAAAATAATGCGCCTTACCAACATGAACGAATTTGATGCAGTAATTGCCCGAGCGGAACCAATTATTGCCACAATAGTCACCCGCCACCGCCCCGAGGGGCAGCCCCTTACCTGGCGGTTAATCCATTCGATTGAAGGCGAAGTGCTGGCCGAATTGAACCGCGCTGACGACCTCCAGCCGGCCTACATCAACTTGATTAGGCATTCCGGGGTTTTCAACTATCCGCTGAATGATGACCCGGTCGACTTTGGCGAATCAAGTGCGATTGCCTGCGCGTTTTCTATGATCTACGACGCATTTCACAGGGTTCACTGATTCGCTTATCGCATTGTCGGCCCTGTACTTCTAGCTGTTGCAGGGCCAATTTTCCATGTTTCTATAAATCAAATATTTGGGGTTAAAAATGTTTGTCAGAGTGGAAAGCCTTTGGGACGAGGGGCGCACCCTCGACCAAAAAACGCTGGACAAGCGCAAAATGAATTGTCTTTGCGGAGAACTTCGTATTGAACGCCAAAAGAGTGAATACCTGGCGGAGCGGACATATCACGTTGCGCGTCTTCTGAATGGCGAGTTTGATTCCCTGCCACCCCTGCAGGATGTAGCCGTGCTTGGCATCTACAAGGACCACATGTTTTTAAGTGGCCTTCAGAAGGACGAGGTTACGGGGCAAACCTTCGCGCAGAGTTGGCGGATTGAAATTTTGGAAATGACGACGCAACAAAAAGCGGCTGTGTTGGTAGACTAGATCGTATCTGCTGCATGGAGGCTCGAATTATGTGTACAAATTACAATGCAACGCCGCGTGACCGTTTGCCGCCGATTTTCAAGGCCATGATGCCCAATGGCTTGGATTGGCCGAACGAAATTTACAACGACTACGATGCACCGATAATTCGCCGCGGCGCCGACGGCAACGAAGTGATCCTGGCCAGCTATGCGATGGTGCCGAAGCGGCATATCCCTCCAGGCGTCAAAAAATTCTCAACCATGAATGCACGCGCCGAGACACTAGGACAAAAACCGAGTTTCGCGAAGTCCTGGCGCGCGGCACAGCTTTGTCTAATCCCGATGGAATCGTTCTATGAACCCTGCTACGAGACTGGCGCAGCCGTTCGCTGGAGCATTGGTATGGCAGATCAGGCATCGTTTGCAGTCGCCGGCCTGTGGCGTGCGTGGCATGAATCTGACGGATCGATGGCGCATTCATTCACGCAAATTACGGTCAACGCTGATGACCATCCGCTGATGAAGCGTTTTCACAAACCAGGCGATGAAAAACGGTCATTGGTGATCGTTCCACCGTCAGAGTATGAAGACTGGCTTGAATGCCAAGACCCGGAACGCGCTAGATCGTACCTGCAGCTCTATCCTGTGGAATTAATGGCCGCACGGCCAGCGCCGAAGTCGACGAAAGAAAGAAAATCGAATCGAACGGCGTTTTGTTTTAACTCCGGGATTCAAGACAAATTATGGCAATGGTTATTTTTTTTGCCGGCATCGACAACACCATTGTTTGCTGGGACCGGCGCTGGTGCAAGTGTTTTAGGAGCGGACGCCGGAGGTTGCTTGGGCGCGACTGCACCTGGTTGTATTTGATGCATCCCTTGAAAGCTTTTGTTCAACTCCTGCAGTTTTCGCATTTCTGCAAAGCTATCTTTGCTAGAGTCGGTTTATTGCTTTTATCAGTAGTCATTTTTTTTCCCCGTATCTGAACTAAGTACTACTTCAACGGAAATCCACGCTGTGCATAAGATTGCAACAGCAAATGAAAATGCGGTAAATTTATCTAGATCTGTTAGGTAAAGATGTTTCGCACTCTCAGGATTTTCTGCATCCGCACTAAGCACGAGCTCGATCTGTTTAGCATTCTGGTTCAGAATCACTAGCACGCACACTATAGTAATTGAAAAAGCTACTATGGCCAGAATATATAGTTTAGTAAGCGTTTCACCAGTACCTTGCCCGACGTTGGTGGCCAACAACGTCAATAGAAGTCCCAACCCGGCTGTCGATAATGTCAAAACGACTTGTCATACTCCAATTTAGTGGAAAACCATGCAGTAATAGAAGCTGCATAATATGCAACTTCCTTTGAATCAAAGACTTTATCTGACCTTGATTCGATCTCGTTGGTTGTACACGAGCCTGCCTTTGATTCGCACGCTCTTTTCCGGCGTCGGCCGGATTTAAACCCCTGAATATAATTTCGCACAACTTATCTCGGCTTCTTGGGAGGAGTTTTCGGTTTGATCTTCAACATATCGTCAAAGCTGGCCGTTTTTTTCCCCGCTCGCTTCCCCCCCACTTTCACCTCTACGACCTTGTCGCCGAGCCGGCCGGTAACTAGGTTTTTCTTGTTATCTTTCTTTTTCATGATTTTATTTTACTCAGCGAGTGATTGATTTACATGATTGCTACGCAGCTTATTTTTTATCTTTTATGATTGCTATTGCCGCACGAATCGCCTGCGCGTGGCAATTTGACGGATCTATATTCTGTAAAAATAACATGGATCTTGTACCATGATTTCATGCACTCGTTGTGCCAGCTCCAGCTCCTGATCAGTAATCGAAATGATCATAGAGATACATGTGTCCATCGCAGCGAAACGATTTTGCCGCGTAGCCGCAATTATTGCGACCTTGAGTGCTTCAGCTTTGTTGGCTGCACTTACGACAGGTCCAGTGAACAATACTTTCATGTTGTCGGCAATGTCCTCTGCGAAACTCCATGCGTAGGTAGCCTCTTCGGACATGTGTCGATAGATGGCGATGAATTGCCCTAGTTGATTTTGCTGAACTTCTTGGCGCGACAGGACAAAAAATATTTCGCTAGGCAACTCAAGGCAAATCTGAATTTTATCTTGCTCCTCTAACACCGCCAACTCGTCGACGAAACGAGTAACCTCTGCCGGATCATACTGTGCCGAAGCCTTGAGCCTATCAATAATTGCACGTTGAACGCCGTACGCACGTCCAGGCCCAACGGCACGGCCAAGAATGACATCGAACGCAGCGGTGAGACTTTGCCGAAGTGACGGAAGTGATTGATACCGACCACCTTCGCAACCGCGCAACAGCGATCTATCACGGGGAAGAGTGGTCCTGGCAAATCGTCGGAAACTAAATATGTTGGATCGCGACCGCTTAACATGACATAGAAAGTTTTTCCTAGCATAAAGATGTCGCCTGCTACGTCAGCGGATTTGAATCCGCCGTTCAGATACTCCGGCGGCAGATAGCCCTGTGTGCCCCAATACATTGAACTTCGCGTAAAGGCAGTTGGCGAATCTATTTCTGAACACAACCCAAGATCCGATACGACTAGCGTGCCGGCGCCTAACAGAAAATTTTGCGGTTTGATGTCGCGATGAAGAATTTCTTTGCTATGAAGTTGAAAGAGGCAGTCAATCATGCGGTTGAAAATCATTTCGAGCGTAGCTAGATTATTTCTAATTTCCGCAGCTCTCGTCGCCAGGTCACCATGTTCGTAGAACGGCATTACAAATAAGGAGGGTCATGCTCTAAGTTTGCGTCGACAATCTGCATCACATAGCCATTCCCTGCAAACTGTTGCATTACTCTAACCTCTCGTCGGAATCGAGCGCGTGTCTCCTCACCCGCAAGCTTGCAATACTTCAATACAAGGCGCGGTTGACTTGTTCCGACCGCAGTGACAAACACCAGCGTACCCATCCCACCAGCATCACTACATTGCCCCACAATCAAAAATTTTGCATCAACCGTGTCACCTGTGTTGAACATGCTTTTTTCTCCCAAGAATCGCTAAATTATTTGATTGTGATAAGCGTATGCCATCCAGGTAATCGTACAAATTAGCAACAGTGAGGCGGCAAAAGCGATGGCCTTCGGCGCTTTACCTACGCTGATACCTTCTCGACCAAACGTCCAGAGTGCGAACACTCCCCAGAATATTGGTATCGCCAGATATGCAATCGTGGATGCACCTCTAAACCAAGCTGGGCAGGCTTCGCGACAGAGGTAGACATTGAGAGATAATTCGGCCAAGCGCGGAATCAAGTCGATCAAAAAACCAACAAGAAACCGGCAACGAAAACTGATATTTTCCGGATCACTTCATCTCCCAAAATAAAATTTTCTTTGCTTTCCTCAGGTCTGAGTAAACAGGAATCCATGGTGCCTGGATGCCGAGTCTCCAACGCATCACGTTTTCCATTGTCCCCATCGCACCATTGTTGGTTAGGCGCGAACCGTTCCAAAGATCGATATGCCCTCCAGAGGCAGATTCTGCCGCTTCGCCATCTCTCGTCCAGTAGCCGCCGAAAAATATGATGCCGGTTTTCTCTTTGATTTTGCTTTCAAATCGGATCCGGTAATGTCTTGAGGCTTGTCGGGCAGGCCGGCAAACGGTTTCATGCTCAACCAT